CTGTTGTACACTACCAAAAATATATGACTGCTTTCTAATTCTCACGATGTAGCTGTCAGGCTGTTTGACAAAAGTCACCACCCAAGAGCTGTCTATGTTGGTATTAGTAGTATCTCCAGCTTTTCCCAAAGTAAAATCATTGGTTAGATTCAGATTGCTGGCAGTGACCAATTTCCATTGAGATTCTGTAATCTCGTACCTTAACCCAAATGTTTGATTATCAAACACTTGGTTGACAATTTCAGTTTCAAGTGCAACAGGCAGGTCGCTGACAAATCTTGGTACTATGCGCTGAGCCACAGCGCCTGTGGGCACTAGATCGCTGAGTGTAATTGGTCCTAGTCCTTTAACATATGTGCCGTCTCCAGTGATCTTGACAATTTTTGTCCATATGTAATCTGTCTGATCCGCATCGTTGGTGTTGGTTGCAACTAATTTTCCTTTTTTAAATTTAAATCCGGTAGGTGGAATAAACTTCACTGCTGCGTTAACTAACACATATTTCAAGTTGCTGGTAGAATAGCCAGCAACCTTGAGTTGAGAATTATCTACTACATTTTTAAAATATCCTGTGCTAGTAGCTGTAGTCACAGACTGCCAAACTGTGTTAACGTCTGTGAATAATATCTTATCAAACTTTGTAAAATAAAAATTATAAACTTCAGCATCTGTAAACACCGGTTCTACACTGCGTCTGATAAAATTGATGATATCTATTCTGCTGGCGAATTTAAATGACAGCACAGATTCATCTTCTTGTTTATAAAGATATCCGTCATCTCCAAATACATTGATACTGCTATATTTGCCAGTGGCATCGATGATGTCAAAATTTCTGCTGATACCGCTGGATGTTCTATTCACTGCTTTAATTTTTACAATATTCTGTGAACCCAACAGTGGTGCAAGGTTATAATCTTCTGCGGTGATCATTCTATTCTGGGTGTAATAGACCGCTGGGGCATTGGCACGAATATTGTCTATGTCTTCCGATGCCGCAGAGTTAGCCACAGTGCTTTGTAGTGCCAGTCCTATGGTCAGAGTATGTTCAATATTGTTTTTGTTTCTATACAAAACAGAAATATTGATACCTCTTAATTCGTTGGGGTATACGGTATATGATAGCCCATTGCTAGTTCTATAAAATACTCTAAAAGATCCTTGTGGTAAATTTCCGTAGACCCCGTCTGCAAACACAAGATCTATGTTGTCATCTTCTTTGGTGTTGATAGCATATATGTTACGTATGTCTTGTGTGATGCTGTTGTAGGCAATATTGTTACCTACCAGTGATGAAACTTTGGTCCATTCTTCAAGTTGTGCTCCTTGTGAGTTTAGAGAAAACAACCATACATCATCGTTGTTGATGTTGCCTGCATCAACAGCGATTTTTTCGTTAGTGGTAGGAACATCCACTGTGAAATCTGCCAATTCTAATGTGCCTTGTTTGAACTGAACAAAAAATCCTGTGTTGGCACTGCCTGGTCCGGATCCATCATTTCTATAGATAAATCCCAATTGATTGCCGGGCACAGGTGGTTCTTCGTAGATGTTTTCGCTGTTTTTAAAAGCGGTGCTGACTATCTCAAAGCTCATGCCTCTGCTGGCCACAGTCTTGGTGAACGAGAACAACGGTACATCTGTGCCGACTGTGCGGAATCTATATTGTTCTGTGGGGATCCCTTGGATAGTGGCAGAGCCTTGGCTACGACCAAATTCTGTGTTATCTGCCATGGAACTATTCAACACGGTGAGAAACTGTTCTAACCAGTTGGCATTTGTAGGGTCATTCCAAGTTATCAGCTGTTGCGCAAGATTTTTTCCGTTGCTGTCTATGAGGGTATCAGTGGTAGTTATTGTTGCAAACTTTAATAGTCCACTGGCTGCAATCGTGCGTTTGGCATTATAACTAAGCATGCGAGCAATACGCAGCACACTTTCTTTGGTCTCTGCTAGTTCAATAAAATTTTCGCGGCTAGCAAGATCTATGCGGAATGCTAGACTTTGTCCCAAGAACGCCACAGCATCTATCAATGCCATGTATTCTGAAGATTCTATGTAATCATTAAAATCTTCTGGGTAGTTTTCGCGTAGATAGGTAATGATAACCCTACGCAGATTTTCAAAGTCGTAGCTGCGGAAATCAGCATTCTTAAATGTCTGATAGATCCTAGTCCAATCTTGATTTAGTATGAGATTGTTTTGTCTGCTGGTTGTGGTCATACCAATATTTACCCTTAAAAATAATATGCTTAGTTAATTACACTATTGTTTTTGTCAAAGTTCAAGGTCATGCGTTCATTGATGTTAAACGGAATGTACACCAAATCAGCTTGAATACGCATGCCTTGATCTGTGCTGTCTATGTTGATTTCAGTTACTGCAAATCTAGGATCATAGTTTATGATAGCTTCTACATCCTTGGCTATAATTTCTTTGACATCCGGAGTAAATGGTTCAAACAGCATGTCCCAGATCACTGTGCCAAATTCTGGATTTTCTAATTTCTCACCTTTGCGAATATAAAAATGATTGATCAAATCCTGCTTGACAAGATTGATATCATAGAGTTTGAAGTTCTTGTTGGCTTCGCTGGAGCTGAATCCCTTGTAGGTGAATTGTCCTTGATTCTGCGTCACTGTGGCAGAACGTTGTGCTGCTGTTTGTTGGTTGTATAGTCTAGTTACCATGTTTTAGGTGTCCCTGTCGGTTTTGTCTGGAGTTAATAATTCTGGAGCTCTGTGTTCATGCAAGGCCCAAGGTTCATGCATGGGTATACGTTTCATGAAGCTTTTCACAATGCCTGCTTGGTAACGCTTGTCCCATCCTGCTGCTGTGCTGGTAGCTAAATTGTCTCTGAGATCATAGGGTCTTACAAAATCGGCAGCCTCAGCTGTTTCTGCATTTGTAGGACCGTTTAAAAATATTTTAGTACCGTTGACTTTGACTTCTGCGCCACTACCTATATTAATATCTGAGGTAGAGCTGATTTTAGTTTCTGCTCCAGATGCAATATCCAAGTCATTGTTTGTGGATATTTTAGTCTTGGCTCCTACTAATATATCTAGATTAGCACCTACGGTGAGTTTAGAATCATTGTTGATTAAAAATTCCATGTCAGTGGCAATTTCTACGTGCCATTTGCCTGATTCAGTTCTCATGTTGATGTTTCTACCTGCTTCTAGATTTATATCTCGAGCAGCACGTATGTTGAGATCTTGCTGCGTATGCACACTGATGCTGTCTTCAGCATAGATATCTATCTTGCCGTTGCTGGTAAGTTCTATCCATGCTGTGCCACGGGCATTGGCAATGTAGATCAAGTCTTCTGAATTGTGCATTAATATCTGATGCCCAGTTCTTGTTCTTACTCTAAAGTATTCACTGGCAGGAATTGTTGGAGATCCGGTATCACCTTTTTTCTGGTTGGCAGGATCTAATAGATCGATATATTTTACTGGTCCTTCTGCGGCGGATTTTTCTCTGTGGAATCTATCATTGCCGTCATCCATTACCAACTGGGTGCCACCTAATCTACTCACTGGCACTGTGGCCACGCTGTCTGATTTGCCTATCTGTTGTTTTTTTGCACTGGCTCTACGATCAAGCGGTCCTGGAGTAGATATGCCAAACACCATGCTAGGAGCTTCGCGTCTCGGTGAGCTTGTGTTAAATCCCCTAACATCATCTTCTAACAAGCCTTGTTCGAGAAATCTATCTGCTATGGGATGCACCACTCTGGGATATTTTTCTGGATCAATTTCTTGTTTGTCACCGTTGATACGTTTGTTTATTTCAGCCACAGGCAAGGGTAACGTAGTATCACCGTATCGTTTTTTATCTTCAGCATCGAGACTGTTTACAGTGCTACCGGCTATGGCTGGCACCATGTGATTGATGTTAATACCCGGCACACAGGCAAACCAATATCCCGCGGAAGGATCACCGTTGACAAACAATACCAGCACGTTGACGCCGACATCTGGTGGTACAAACCACATACCATATGATTTTTGTGTGTCGCTGAATCCGTCAATGGTTGACTTTGATCCATCGTTGTTTCCCATAAATTCAAATGGAGTATATCCAAAAAACGGCGATGCGTATTTTACAATAAAAGTTTGACTGTCGTCACCTGATGTATTTGACTGATCTTTTAACAGGTTAACTTCGATAGATCCCATGAATGAAGGATCAAGATGACTGATAACACGGGCTATGTATATGCCCGTGGTTAACCCACCACTTCTGTCTGCGTCGTCAACTGACGATCTTGATAATTCTGCCATTAGTTTTGTCCTAGATCTCGATAATATCTAAATCCCACTTTTCGTTGGGGTTGATTAGATGTAGTGGTTGTTTGAGCACCTGAGCCACTGCTGCTAGATGATGCGGTATCAGCTCCAACTGTGGAGTTAGTGGAACCGCTGTCGATCAGCGATGTTTTTGGTGGTTCTTTTTCACCTATTTCTATAGCTGGCACATCTGCTTTGTTGACCACTGATGCTTTGTCTCCAGTGATGGTTTCATTGACTTCCGGTCCTTGTGGTCCTGGCATTCTAATACATTTCAATTTTTGTTTCCAATTGCCATCATTGAATTGATTTTCACAGCTGACAACCCTATATATACCACCAAATGGGCTTTCCTTTCCTGCTATTGAAAAATCATATAGGCCAGTTAATGTGTTTACATCGGCTGGAGTTCTAAATGTCATATAGATATAAACGTTGCCACTTTCATAGTTCATAGTGCCATCGTCTGTTATCTGGGCTGTGGGCGAAGCAGCCCCTACAAAATAGTTACTCATTCCTGAATCTATCAACCAATAAGGATCACCAAGTATTTCAAGATTTACCGTGACCATGTCAGCACTGCTGCCGCTGATAAATGCTTCTTGAAAATTTTCCGCAACGTTTTGTTCAACACTTTTATATTCAGAGCCACCTTTAAATCCTTTCAATAGTCTAGGATCACGTTTTGGTCTGGCTCTACCTGTTTGTGCAGATTGCACTTCTGCAGCCTGCCCTTTACCTGTTTTAGTAGAAGAATTTTTTGTTTCAGCTGCGTTTTGATCTTGAGTAGCAGTTTTAGCAGCCTCAGCTTCTGGTTTAGGATTTGCTCCTGCATTGAATAAATTATTGATGTCAATACTGAAACTGAGTATATCTACATTTTGTCCAGTGTAGATATATTGATATTCTTTGACCACATCTTTCATGAGTTCAGCATAACCCACTGGTGCGGACGTGGCGTTGGCAAATATGCTTTGATGCACTAGATATGGCACCACTCTGTAAGTGATCCTTTTTGCATAATCGCCTGTGAGTGGATCGGGTTTTAACAATTCTATTTGCACATCTAGTTTAAACCACTTGATAAATCCCTGCGGTGTTAAATTTCCTGGCTCTAATGCCTCAGTGGCATATTCTGAACTGAGAATAACTTGATTAATAATTGCAGTCAATGACTGACTCTGTCCGAACTGAAAGGCTCGGGTCTTGGGATTTATAGTCATGCCTTCTCTTTTCAACACGCCTGTTTTTTCATCGTATTGATCGCCGGCTCGTTTGAAAACTGCGCGACCGCCAGAACTTTGATCAAATCCCAAGCTGGCAGAGGCCATGCTGTTCTGATCCAGTAGCTGAGGATCAATTTTAATCATAGAGGTTTTAGCTGCGGCTTTTTTAGTATCAGGAGCATTAGGATCTACTGTGGCTTTTTTTATTTCTGCTTGATTGCCTGCTGAACTTTGCCAGTCGCTGGAAAGTATGGGAAACTGTATAACATATTCATCTATTTCACTGACTTTACCTTCGGCCTTTAGTTTTTTTTCGTTCTTGTTGAGATATGCTACAAGACTGCCTTCGCTGCCTGACAACAGATCAAATACATGGCCTTTGCCGCTGGCAGATATTTTTACATCACTGTAAGTGGTGTTGATAGAATCAGCAAATCCTTGATGATTATATGGTATAGCTTCTACCTTGTATACACTGCCTCCTTCATTGACTGTGAATTTGGTAGTCGACAGTTTCATTACAAAATACTTGGGTTTTATCTGAGACAAATTCTGTCCTAGTTCATTAAATCCCTGAATGTCCATGCGTAACACAAACGGTGCATTGTCTAGATAACTAAGGTATCCTGATTTC